TCCATGTATCACCAATAAAGTTGGCATATTCGGTACCTGCAGTTGTACGGCCTTTAGCAGCAGGAGTAGTTCCCCATGGATCTTGCTGATTTACCATTCCATTGTAGAAATACTTCAGATAGAATACCTGAGTAGCCGGGCTTGTCATTGGAGTTACACCAACTAGAGTAGGGGTAATCAATGCCGGATACATTCTGCGAATAAGTGGCATCAGATAATGCTTGAAGGTTGCGATTTGAGGGCTCTGACCACTAGGGCCTGTAGTACTCGAACCGGTAAATTCCTGCAACATCTGTCCATCAGGACTAGAATTTACATGCCAGTTATAAGTATTTTCCAACATGATTGCCATGTTGATTACTTCTTCTTCGCTCTCTAGGCCTTCCAGCAATGGAGCCCATTCTTTAATCAGATTAAGAGCAATCTTTTCGTGTTCATTGTTATTATACATAATTGTTTCCTTTGTCTAAAAATTATTTGCCATTAATACCGGCAAGGTCTTGTAGTCTAGTAGTCCAAGGCATACCAACGGTTTCCTCATTACTATTTTCCTTAATAACTTCTTCTGGTGATACAAAAGAAGAATCCACAGCTTCATCCATTAAACTCTGATTTCGATAATCTGATAGAGCTTCGTCAATTTGAGAAACATTTTGAATTTTGTCTGAAACTTTTTTCATAATGTCTTCGAAATTAACATCGTCATGAATACGTTTAATAAGTTCGTTTTGCGCCTTGTGCGCTTCAACTAAACTACTTTTCCTTGATAGACGATCCCGTAAATCCTCTAAGTTCTTCTCTAATAGTGAATTCTTTGATTCAAGGTCATATACACGAGACTCATCTATGCCCTGAACAGTTACATTAATAGATTCTGTAATTCCAAGAATTTTACGCATTTCGTTCAATGTCTTGGTAGAATCAATATAATCTGGAGATAATGCTTCCTCTTCTTTTAAAATTTCTTTTAGACGAGGAACATAATTTTCCATAAATGCTACAATTTTCTTTTCGGCACGGTCTTTTGACTCATCAACATCAGTTTTTAGAGAATCAATTACAGACTCGTACTTATTGCGAATTGTAGTAATAGTATCTTGTGTTTTTGCTGTTACATTATCTAGTTTTCTTTGCAGAATTCTATTGTGTTCGCTTACTTTATCAACAATTTCAATGGCTTTTTTTAATTTTGCCTTAGATTCTTCAGCTTCGTCATCGTCTTTAGGCTCAATTTCTTTTTTAGCTTCTTCGTCGTCGTCTTCTTTTTCTTTAGCTTCAAGAAGAGCTTTTGCCATGTCATAAAAGCCGATAACACTTTCAGATTCTTCGATATGTGAAGTTAGTAATGCGGACAGCTCATTATAAGTTTCACCTAAAATATCTTTATCAAGTGAACCTAATAACTTTTTAGTCTCTACAATACCTGCATCATAATCATTTTCTTCACTGCTAACAAAATTGTCCCACTCTTTTAGAATTTCGGCAAATTTGCGGAGCGGTTCACCATTGCTTAGGCTTTCAGAAATTGCATAATAAGCATCATATAGTTCATTTACTTTAACTGAACTAGATTCAAAGAATTCCTGATACTTAATAGCTTCATTGCTTAAAAACTCTTTTGTTGAATCACTAACTTCGACATTATTTTGTACATTACCGTCATAAACAAACAGGGAAGCTTCAAGCTCTTGTGCTCTGTCAATTCTAGCATCGGCGTCTTCTTCTAATGAAACTGCGGCCATGCGCTTACGCGTAGCATCTGAACGCAAAACAGAAGCCGATTCCTTCATTTTCTTACATTTGTCTTCGTCGTCTTCTTCGTCTGCCATTTTTTCTTTAGCTTCGGCTTCTTTGTCATCTTCTTCGGCTTGGTCCATTTTACGTTTGGCTTCATCTTTGTCTGCATATGCATCTTGACGCATTTTGCCAGCTTCGTCAGCAATTTCGTCTTTTTCAATTTCGTTTTCTTTGCGTTTTGCTGATTCTTCAAGATCATCAGCTGCGGCAGTTTTGCGCTTAGCATCATTTTCCAATTCATCAGCGCAGGCTTTTAATTTTGCTTTTTCTTCATCGTCTTCAACTTCTTCGCTTTTCTTACGTTTCCGTTTTGACTCTTCTTCGTCTTCTTCAGCTTGCTTACGTTTGCGCTTAGCTTCATCTTTGTCTGCCTCTACTTGGTCTCTACGCAATTCCTCTTCTTCTTCGCTTTTCTTGCGTTTCCAATTAGAAGGCGCCACATTAGGATCAGTTTTAGGCATATCTGATTTCTTACTTTCCTCTACATAATTTCGTAGAGAAGTCATTTCACCATCAAGGTTTCTTAGCAAAGCACTTACTGCTTTTGTATCGACAACGTTTTCTTTAGTCATTATTTAACTCCAACTTTTTCTGTGAGAAGTATTTGTCCATTAATTCAAAAAAATTATTAGTAATATTCTCTGCTCTATTATTATCTTCGGTAGTCACATCATTTGACGTTTCATTATATAAAAATGCCTTATACACTGACGGATCAGTTACAGCATCAAAGGTCAACATATGATAATCTTCTTGTACAATAATGTCGTTGCCTTCTCTTTGGAGGCTACCAACACCACGACTTGAAATACCAAATAAAGATTTATCTCTAATACGCGCACGCATCTCCATACCTAGATGGCCGGTTGTTGGTTCAATTTCGCCATATACTTTATCACCTTCCACCCACAGTCCTGTAATATAAAATGCGGCTTCCTTCATACGAATTTTAGAAGTCTCAGGATGGTCCATTTCGCCCGTAAGACGTTTCTGTTCGATAATAGGCTGTAAGCGCTCTACTTCGCGTACAAGCACATTCAGGGGGTATACGCGGCCATTCTGGTTACGCTTGCCAGCCTCTTGAAATAATCCTCTTAGTTTCATAGGAGCTTTAGGGTCTTCTAACAAAATGCTACTTGCCTCATTAAGACTTTTTTCAGTCGGCAGCCAACAAGGGTCTTCTACGTCTTCAATTAAAAGTTGACGCCCCTCGGTTAATACCGGCAAAGTATCAGCATTAGATTCATCCAATTGCTTCATAAAACCTTCTAATAGTTTTTTCAATTCTTTTGTGTCCATATTACTCATGATTTTGCCTCTTATTCCACTGTATCATCCGGATTGTCATCTTTATCATCATCACGATCTGGGTCGATTTTTTTATCAGCATTAGGGTCATCATCGGCTAATGTTTTCTTTTTCGTTTCCGGGATAGTTACTTTGCGTCCACTTGGATCAGCATACGTTTTAACATCTCTATATCCCAATTTTTCCAGATATGTTTTCGACAGTGATTCCCTAAAGGTCTTATTTTTTATTGCAATTTTTTTTACAATATAATCTCTTACTAATTTAAAGCTCTCGCCTTTAAGATTATGTTGTGTTTTTAATGGCAACAAAGCATCTAATAACATTCTATCTGAAATTTTATGTACAGATATTAGTTTCCCAATTACACTTTCAGTGAGTTTTTTTACTTCAGGAGTCATTGATGGTGTTTTTGTTGTTACAAAAGAACCCTCGCCCTCGTTTACGTTGTTACTTTTTTCTTCTTGTACCCATTTAGGATAAAACGCGGAAAGAACTTCTTTTGCTTTTTGACCGGTTACTTTATCACCCATTACACTGACTCTAAACTTTCCAGTATCGGGGTTATATGTAAGATTAGCTTTTGCATTTCCACGAGTAACGGTTACGGCAGGCATACCAGCAGTATTTACTTTTACGACATAATTTCCAATAGTACCGGAAAATTCGCCAGTAGTATTGGCATACGTTTTGAACCCTTTAACTCTTTTTTCTACATCACTTAGCCATTTGGCAGGGTTATTTGCTTCAGCAATAACATTTCCAGATTCCGGAGTTTTATTGTCAAGTAAGCCACCAGGAACCTCGTTATTCAGATTAGTTCCCGGCCTAAACGTTAAAGGGGAAAATTGACTCATTAAATGAATAGCTTTAACCATTAAAACAGGGTCATGAACTTTTCTCTCAATAAGTGCTGTTAGCCCATTAATAGTTGATTTGAACTGTTCTACCATTGATTGTGACATCATATGGCGATCTTCTGAATTATCTAAAATTTCTTGCATAGTATTGCGAATATCAGAAATATCCATTCCATATAATGCTTCCAGATTTACAGTATTATCAACATACTCTAATGCTAATTCAAATTCGCGATCAAATGTATTTTCAACAACATTTTTCACATTATCAATATGACCTTTGTATTTAGATTCGCAAACGCTATCAATGTTATTAATAATGTTTTCAAAATTAGATTCCAAGCCACATTCACCCAACATTGTTTTCTTCTCGTCATATGTAGAACAAACCCATTCGGCAGAATAACTATTAACTACTTTGTCAAGATCGCCATCGTCATAACTATCTAAATAAGTTTGCACAAAATCTTTCATTTGTGATTCGGAATCAGAAATTTTGCGTACAGATTGTCTTGCTACAGCAATTTTAGTAAGTTGCGGCAGATTATCTATAAAGTTACTTAAAGAAACTTGTGGATCATTGAGATTAGTAGAAAATCCCATTGTCATTGAATTAGAGGGCACCGAACCAAGCATTTTTACATATTCAACTATCGGTTTCGGCGCCTTTTCAAGAGCTTCGCCAACAATATCACGAATACTAATGCCAAAAAATTGCGGCTGTGTCTTTGCGCGACATTCATATCTTACAGTTTCGAGAATATCTTCAAATAGTTTGCTACTATTTTCTTCCCCGTCAAAAACACTTTCAACAAATAATTTTACCGCTTCGCTACGTTTACTATCCAAAATTTCTTCGCTTGTTTCCACTCCGACATTTTCACATTTATCGACAGTCAAAATTCCGTCTTCAATTGTATATGGCATAATAAGATATTCATTAGTATCTTCATCAACAACAAATAAATGATTATTAGTTGTCGCAATCTTCTTCCATGATGGATTTGCAGACCTTAATGCGGAATCCAATTTATTCAAACGTGATTCCATAGACTGTTCCAAAACGGTCTTAAATGCATCTAAACTATATTTTCTCATTAGAAGTCTCCTCAATGTCAAGTTCTATAATCAATTCTTTTAGTTTATTATCTTGTGAAATTCGGAAATTGTCATAATTTTCATCAACTCCGTCAAGATAACCTTCATATTTATCATTGGCTGTGTCAGCCATTAATTTATAATTATCAATACTTAGTGGTGTTGTATCGCCATTAGCAAATAACTCTATGTTAGCGGAATAACTTGCTCCACCACTAATATTATCTTCTGATAACAAAGAAATTATATCTTCCATAGCATTATCCTCGCCGGCAACCTTCTTAAACTGCTGTTTTGGGTTCTGGAAATGTGATTTATCGTCATTTCGGCCATCACTTCTATACGGTTCTTTTGGTCTTTCAAAATCTTGCCATTTCTTTTCCTTTTTCTTTTCAAACCTATCACGTTCTATACTTACCGCTCTATCCTGAAACACATCACCAGTATCAGGCGATTCAAAATCCGAAAAGTCAGGTTTTGGTAAATTTTTCAAAAATGACAACTTAGGGTCAAATACACCATTCTTTTCAATATATTGTTTCATGGAATCACTCAGTGCATCGCCCATAGTAGACCTAAAAGCTTCTACTTCGGCTTCTCGCCGTGCCATAAATAAATCTTCAGCCCTACGCATTTTAGTTAACTTAGTTATTTCATTTTTTGGAAGCTGTAATACTCTAAACATAGCATACGACTTAGGCAATCCTGCTGACACCATCGTGCCCACTAATGCGAATCTTGAGTTTTCCACTTCCATCCTGAGCTGCTCTGCTGCATAAGAAGATTGTGTTGCTTGCAGTGAAAAATCTAATGCATCAGATTTCTTGTATCCACGAAGTAACAAATGAATAACGCATATTTTTGTTAGACTTTCCAAGAAATATTCCTGGACATCGTCAATAGCAGCGGCAAACCTAACATCCTGTTGTGCAAGATTTTCTCTACGTTCTGCTGCACCACCTTCTGGATCATTAAGATAGATACGAGGGATTTTGACGTATGATAAAATCTGGTCCTTAAACCACTTAACATCATCAATTTCGCTAAGATTTTGCCCACCGGGCAGCTGTTCAATTCGAGTTCCATCCTGGCCATCACGAACCGGAATATAAAAATCCTCGTCGGGGGCCATGCTGTGAGACTTCCAATCAATACTATTTGTTTGTTTGTTTGTCATAGGAGCTTTACGCCACTTTTGGACAATCTTTTGGATATATTCTTCGGCTTTTTGTGGGGCAAGACGTCCAACAGAAATGAAGAACATTCTACGCTCTGGCGCTCTTGTAACACGATAAACCGTCATTGCGTCTTCCATAAGTTTCAATTGACGATAGTGGCGTCTAGTTGGCTCAAGCAAACTTGTGCCATATGGCTTATAACGCTCCCTAGTTAGCCCCAGGCGCCAATGTATAACAGAAAACGGGTCTAACACCGGCGACACGCCAGTGGGCTGATACTGGACGAATCCTACCAACTTATCATGATGCTCTAATCTAAAAACAGTCCACGCAGGCATATCTTTAAGATATAATATACCTTTGCGATCCTTTTGAAGTACAAGGAATTGAAATTTATCTCCGTACTTACACATATCACGAATAATACTTTTGCTTCTAAAATTAATATTTAGGCGCTTAAAAAGTAATTCTTCTAACTCTAATTTAATGTTAGAATTATTTGTATTAATCTTAACTACATTATTCCATGCATCTTTTCGGGTTGACTCCTGAGAATAAATATCCAAAATGCTAGCCATAAGCGGATGATTGTCCATATCTTCGAAGTCACCGTATCTTTGAATACGGCCCTGTGAAACCGACATAACATTTTCATACCATTCAGATTCATCTCGCACCGGTATAGGCGCTGTTAACATATCATTGCTTGTTGCACCGGTAACGTCACGAACGGTAATATAACCAAGATCATCAATTTGCTTTTGGATATCTTGGAATAATGTCGAGTTTAAAATTTGATCCATAAATGTTTCCTATCCTTCATAGCCGGATTTTACTAAATCCAATTCAGTTACATAAGAACCGGCAGAAATATTTTGTCTTAAATTCTGTACAAGCCAAATTCCAGTAAATTGGCTGTAAAAATTTTCATCATTGTGTTGAAAAACTTCTTTTAATATATTAAATGTTTCTTTGTTAGGCCCAGAGAACATCGGGAATGCACGCCCAAATGAAGCATCATCATCACCATATGACAATAAGTTACTATCCACAAATGGTGCAATGTTTATAATAAGTCCTATTCTGTGTCCCTTTAATAAAGCACAATCAAATAGCTCTGGTTCTCCTCTTAACGTCAAAACAATGCGCATTGATTGATAACGCACTTTTTCCATTACTCTTGCAATACCTTCAGGGGTTGCTTCATTGTCGCCAATTTCCTGGCTTCGGCCTATATCTGCACCAGCAGTTGCAGTAACAGCATTTTCGCCTATGCGATTTCTTGTTTGTACAATTGCATTAGCTGGTATTTCCGATTCGGATGTTGTAACAATAACATTGCCAGAATTATCTACATATAAGTTTCGTGCCAAAGCAAGATCCGACCAACTTAAATCTTGTCCAAACGAAAGGCCCAAAATGCCATTTTCATTTGTTGGATATCTCAAAACAAAATCACAATTGCTAAAATTATCTAAATCTGTCGCTGATACACTACTATTTTTAGCCGATCTTGAATCTAATAAATCTTTTATGTCGTAAAGCAATACATTTATTTGTGGTTCGGCACTTTGGCCTTCAAATACGGCATTTGAAATTGAAATTTCAGGTGGCTTTCCTGTTGATTCCGAAACCCAACGTTTTTGAACCACATCTCTAATAAATTCGCCTAACGATACGTCACCAGTAGTAGTATACACACCAGCTTGCGCCCAATTAGGGGCGTCCTTTAGAGCTAAACCTTTAGTAAATACAATTTTAGGGGAACCTGCAACAATAATATTTACTTCACGTTCTAAATCGTCTAAATTGGCCAGATTAGAAATAGTTATGGACCTGGATATCTTAATAAGGTCTTGTGCATATGACAAAAAATTACTTAATACCAAAGTCCACCGAGTACCATTTGTATCTGGTGTACTTGCAATTTTTGTAACAATAAGTGTTGTCCACTTGTCTTCAGGCTGTGTAATCTTTTCGGCACCATTTGTCCAACCCCATCTCATTAACAACCCTTTGCCCTTATTCTTAGCAAAAGCATATTTTAACAGTCGTTCAAAAATAAAGTTTGTAGAATCATAAAAGATTAACGTCCCTATGTTATTGTCTAAAGAAAAACTTAACAAATGGTCATTTATTATATTGTAAAATGGAAGCCCAGCACCAAAATTAATTTCCAGAAACGGAGTATAATTAAGCAAACCGTCAGAATTACCGTTTTGTAACGCCGCATCGTTTTGCCAATATAATTTTGGCTTTGACCCTAGAAAAATATTATCTATAATATCCATTTTTTATTTAACGACTACCTGTTTCATCCCAATATTATTTACACCGTCACTATAATCAGGCATAAAATATAGTGTTTTCTGTACTAACATATTAGCATTATTTTCCAAATCGTCAACACTAAGCACCAACATTGAAGACTGATCTTTTGTAAGAGAAAAGAACATTGTTTCTCCATTAACATTTATGTTAATGTTAAGCGAGCCATCTACCCACTTTGCATCCACAACAACACCATTAAGCATAGAACTAGTATCAGTTTCGTCCTCGAAAAGATAACCTCTATTGTTTTTTCCAAGTCCAGATACTAAATCGACATTGGAAGTTCCAAGTCTTTCATAAACACCCACCTGAACCATATCAATGGGTTCATCTAATAACTTGTTATCAAGCATCTCCTTAACAGAGGTTTTACGCTTACCCATAGTTACAATTTCATCACCATTGATATTTCTACCAAACTCATAATGACGATGCCGAGAATTATGCTGCTTTGCTTTATTCCAGTATTTGTCAAATGTTGCATCATCCATTTCTGACGTTTTTTTGATATCTTTTTTTGATACCCATACGTTTTTTCTTTTCTTGGATTTTCCCATAAGTACGCTTAAAGGCACAGTGGGTATTTCAATATCAATTTCACCAGAGTTATTCATCGTTTTAATAGACTCTTTAGGTCCAAGAGCTTCAAAAATATCTTTCATTGAATCCATGTCTTCAATTTTCTTTGCTCTTTTCAGGTAATCAATATATGGTAAATTTTTAAAGTTATTAGGCATTGTTATCCTCCGAATAATTCGTTAAATGCATTTTCAATATCGCTGCTCCCGTCATCATATCTAATAAATAATGATGGGTCAACAGGACCATCAATATGTTGTATTTCAACATTGTCAGACATATCATCTATGCCTTCCATAGTATTAACTTCTGTTTTAAGAAACTCTGGTAATAATTTATTAGCAAGATCCATGAGTCCTGGAATATCCAAAATAATAAAGTCAATATTACCTATACATAAGCCAGTAGCAAAAATTAAATCGTCGTGACAACGCTTATCCGCCTCTGCCTTATTGTTATTCCATATAAATGAAGTTCCTTCTTTAAACAAACGCTCACTATATATATTCCAGCTTCTAAACGCTTCTTTTACGCCATTTACAACACGCGAGCGTGTACGCGCGCTAGTCTTAAATCCTGGCTTTTTGTAATTTACCTTTGACGTTAAAATGTCACGTTCAAAATATAAGTTCTCATAATCTAATCTATCTAATAAATCTAATACAACAATATGTCCATATGTATTATTTTCTACAATAACATATGCTTCATTGTACTCCATACCGATATCATGTATTAGGCGCGAACTCTTGTGAATATTTATATCGCCATAAAATTCTGCTACTTGTTCTTTTGCAACCATGTCCCATACGGTAATTGCAGTAAAATCTTCGCCATTGCCAGTGGCTATATCAGCCGTAACAACATAATAATGATTTTGTTTAGGTCGTTTCCATATCCACAAATTCCCCTTTGCATCAAGTTCAAAATCAGTATTGAGTTTTATATAAGGTGCCGTTGTCATGGTTTGGATACGCCTCATTGATTCTGCATCAATAACTTTGCGTCCGGAACCCAAGAAATCGCCTTCATATTCCTGTGCCCAATCTTCATCAGAAAATGTAGGTCGCATATTGCGATACCATTCATCGTCATATTCCGGAACATCTCTCCAGTTACAAAAAAAGTATTTAAATCCGTTCCATTTCTCGCCAGTTTTTTGTGAATTCATAGCCGTTTCATAAAACCAGTTTCCTGCACCATTAGGAGTAGAAATAGCAACGCATTTTCCATTACCACGTGATAATGTAGGCGCTGCGGCTTTCCAGATATCCCAAGCCCATGTCTGGAATGCGGCTTCATCAAGTATAAGCATAGCTAATGATCTACCACGACCTGCATCCTTAGATGCTGCCACAGCAACTATTCGACTACCAGTTTCTAATAATAACTCGTGGTCATTTTTCTTAATAAACGGAATTTTCATCCATATAGGTAATTCATCATAAGCAAGTTTTACTTTTTCCAAGAAAACAACTGCCTCTTTATCTGTACGCGAAACAATAGCTACATTTTTGTGTGAATGAAATAACACTGTCCATAAGCCTAAAGCAGATGACAATGTAGAAATACCAGTCTGTCGTGACTTATTAATAATAACTTTTTGATTTCCCATAATTACATCTATTAGTTCTCGCTGGAAACCATATAGTTTGAACGGTATAACACCCAAGGCTGGGTGTTCAATAGAAACATAATTCTCGACAAAGTAAGCCGGTTCATCCCGACATCTCTGAAATTCAATTACTTTTTCCTTAGCAGTTAGCCCCTTTGTTTTTTTAACATCTAAATCCATCATTATTCTGATATCATCCTTTTTACATGTGCGGGATTAGTTATTAAACCAAACTGCATATTGCGTTTTTCACAGAATATATTAGCAGCAGCAAATTTTGCTTGGTTTTTAGGTTCATTTACCTGACTTTGCGGTTTTACCTCAAATAACCAAATATTTCCATTGTGCATTTTTATAATAATATCCGGCACATAGTTTAAGCGGTATCCATGATAGTCATATTCTATCATGAACGGTTCAGTTTCAATATTAACCACTTCCGGAATAGCATCTAAAGCTAAATAACTTCTTCTTTCAAGCCCAGAGCGGTAATTTAATCGTTTACGCAACCTTGGGAGCACAATACTACCAGTATGGCCGCGACTTTTTAGATTGTCAGTTCCATTTATAATCTTCTGGGCATTGCGTTTTGACAACTTTTCAATTTGTTCTTTTGTCATACCAGAAATATATGAACTATTGTTGTTATTTTCCGGAATAGTCGCGCCGAATGATATTTTCGGCCGTCTTGCCCTTGTTTTTCTTCTCTTTGTTTTTTTTGCCATTATTTTACAACATAATCCGTTGTAAAAGCGCTAAATTCATTGTAAGATATTTTTATCTTGGCGCCTATAGGAAGCGTTAAATTGTATTTACCATGGCTAAACGGTAATCCAACAAGCATCGGTGCACTGTGGGCGCCATAACGCTCCACTAAAGCTACATTTATTGATGGGTCTCCGTCTTCTGGCGTTCTGCTTGAACCAGTTTCCGACTGTATATTAGTAAATTCACCTATTAGCAATGGAGTATTTTTTGTAATTAATGTAGACATATCTAAATGCTGCAACATGGAATCAACAGAAATAACACCTTCACTAATATCTTCAATCGCAATTATTATATCGCTTTTCATTGGCAATGCATATGGAGTTCCGACTAAACGCGAAATTAACGTCAAGTTTCCGCCATAAAGTGTGCCATATGCGTCCCCAGGCTTGCCAAGTCTACGCACAAAAGCGTTTGAGCCGCTTAACGCTAAACGGATAGATTTTCTTGGCTTGCTTATCATCTCAATCATAAACTCGGCACTTGTTAAATCTGCCTGGTCTTTCATGTCAAATTCAAATGTTGGGCCCAAAAATGTTATCAATCCGGTTCGAGTAGTAATAGCGTTTAAAACTGCTGTAACGTCCGAAAACCCTATAAATGGTTTTGGATTTTTCGCTATTAAATTATAATCTAAGTGTGGCAAAATCTCTTGTGCACCATAACCACCACGAGCAGATATAATTGCATCAATCTCGTTATTTGCAAACATATTGTTAATTTCGTTTGCCCTGGCTTTGGCACTTGAAGACGATAAAATAGTATCTTGTAAATCCGTTATTGACGGACTTAATACAATTGTATAGCCAAGTTCTTTGTAATATTCAATCGCTCCAGACAAAAAACTATGATTAATAGACGAAGACGTTGTAATAATACCAATTGTCCCGTTTTTTGGTAGTTTGTGCGGAATTATCATTATTTAATACTTTTCTCTAGTTCATACTTATTATGTCTAATAAGTTCTTTTGCTAAATATTCTACTTCACTTAACGGAATTTCAATTTCTTCTGACAATTTCTTTTTTACCCACTCTTTTGCACGCCCTTCGTCCCATTTTTCTTTGCAAAAAAGGAATGATACTATTTCTTTTGTGGTTATATTGTATAATGCTTTAATACCGCTATTTCTTTCGATATTAATTGTGCGGATTTCGCCAGTTTCACTTTTATCGGTTCCAACGTGAATATATTTTTCTGTATTATTTGCTTCATCGCGTGGCATATTATTCTCCTTTTTCTTGATTATTTTTATAATTATCGCGCGCCCATGCATATAAACATTTGCCCGTTCCATTTGCCATTTCGCACATAGCATTAGGGTGGGCAATAGGTGCGCCTTTTTGTATCATCTCGAGCTCACCGTTACTAATAAAAGTTCCGCAACGTTCACAAGTAAATCCGATAACGTCATCTATATCTTTTTGCGGGCTCTTATCTACTCTTTCCATATGTTCCTTGATTAATGAATATAATCCAATTACTCCCATTTTTTTTGTTGCAACTGCACCACCAATCCCAAAAACACAAAATGCAAATAACTCTACTACTTTAGATACTACCCTCGAAAGCTCTGCAAATTCGGGCATCCATTCCCCGGTTGCCCCGATAATTACAGAACTCCCCCATATACTAATAAAAACTGCAAAAACTACTCCAAACATTATACCAGCTATTGCACCCCTTAACATAATACGGTGCCAGCTCTTTAATTCCTGAACCTCTTCAATAAAAAACTGTGTTTGGTCTTTAGGCATTCCTACTCTGCTCATCTTAAATCCTCGCTAAATACCCCGCCATCCACGGAATACTGTCAATGTTGGTTTTATTCATTGTGGCAAATTTTTTGCCCAAAGACGTTATAGCATAAGGTATTTTGCTACTGCGATTATGCATTATTAGTTTTTGGTCTAATGCCTGTTGTATTAGAATCTCGTATTTTGAAAAATCTATTTTTTCACGATTATAAATAGCCAGTACAACAGCTAATAAGTCTGGCCTTTGCTTAAACGTATAATCCTTAAATACAACCCCATACTGATTCAGAGTATGCAAATTTGCACCTGTCATGTTAATCGCGGGGTTTGTCAACATGGTAGATACACCATTATAATTAGCTACGTTCAATATATCTTTTACATTCATTAGCTTTTACCGCCATCTA